TCACGAGAAGAATTAATTGAATACTGTAAAAGACAGTTAGGTGCACCAGTCTTAGAAATCAACGTGAGTGATGAACAAGTTGATGATTTAGTAGATGATGCATTTCAGTATTTTCAGGAAAGGCATTTTGATGGTATTGAGAGAATGTATCTTAAATATCAATTTACTCAGGGTGATATAGACAGAGGAAAGGCACAGGGAACAACAGGTGTAGGTATTGTAACAACCACTGGAACATCCACAGCGATTAGTGGTTATGGTACAACCACATCGAACTTTTATGAAACTTCTAATTTTATTCAAGTTCCTGAAACAGTTGTAGGGATAGAAAAAATATTTAAATTTGATATGAGTGCGATATCTGGTGGTATGTTTAGTATTAAATACCAGTTATTTCTTAATGACTTATACTACTTTAATTCAGTTGAATTATTACAATATGCTATGGTTAAATCATATCTTGAAGATATTGATTTTCTTTTAACAACTGAAGCACAGGTTAGATTCAACAAAAGACAAGATAGATTATATCTTGATATTAATTATAATAGTTTAAACGCTGGTGACTTTATAGTAATTGACTGTCACAGAATATTAGATCCAACAACATATACTCAGTTATTTAATGATAGTTTTTTAAAGAGATATCTTACTGCTTTAATTAAAAGACAATGGGGAATGAATCTTATTAAGTTTCAAGGTGTAAAATTGCCTGGTGGAATTGAATTAAATGGTAGACAAATATACGATGACGCATTGAGAGAACTTGAAATGATTAAACAAGAAATGAGTTCTACTTATGAACTTCCACCTTTAGACTTTATTGGATAATGGCTCTCAACCCCTTTTTTCTACAAGGTTCACCTGAAGAACAGAATTTAGTTCAATCGCTTGTAAATGAGCAATTGAAAATTTATGGTGTTGAAGTGACTTATATACCTAGAAAATTTGTTAACAAGAGCACTGTATTTCAAGAAATTGAATCATCTAAGTTTGATGATAATTTTCAACTTGAGGCATATGTGAATACATGGGATGGTTACAGTGGAGCAGGTGACGTTCTAACTAAATTTGGTATGAGTTTAAGAGATGAATTGCAACTAGTTGTTTCTAGAGAAAGATTTGAAGATTTTATAGCACCATTTTTAAGTCAAGAAGATGTTTCTGAAGTGGGTGAAGCAGTGATGAGACCTCGTGAAGGTGACTTAGTATTTTTCCCTCTAGGTGGTAGATTATTTGAAATAAAATTTGTGGAGCATGAAGTTCCTTTTTACCAATTAGGTCACACTTATGTTTATGAATTACAGTGTGAATTATTTGAGTACAATGATGAGACAATTGATACTGGTATAGATGCGATAGACAGTAAGATAGAAGATTTAGGAGTTATTACTGATCTTACGATGAACAGTGTTGGATCAGCAGCGACTGCTACAGCAACAATAGGAACAGGATTTGTTCAGAGTATAAGTTTACTTAATGATGGTTCAGGATTTACAAGTACTCCAACCATCGGATTAACAACAGCACCTAGTGGTGGAATAGATGCTACTGCAGTAGGTTTATTAACAACAAGAAATAATGTTACTTCCATAGAGGAGATAGTGATTACAAATTCAGGTGCTGGATATACTGTAGCACCAATAGTCACAATATCTGGTGGTGGAGGTGTTGGTGCTGCTGCGACTGCAATAATTAGATCTGACGGTAAGAAAGGTGTAATACGTATTTCCATTGGAGGAACAGGTGGAGTTGGATACTCTACAACACCAAATGTATCAATTTCACTTCCATCCCTATCTCCACAATTACCTGCTTCTGCTCGTGCAGAGGTTGGTGCTGGTGGAACCATATCAAATATCTTTATTCAAAATGCTGGTGCAGGATTCTTCTCACCACCAACCATCACTGTTGGTCCACCTTCATCAGTTGGAATAGGATCTGGAAGTTACTGGTTCAACGAACTTGTTACAGGTAATAGATCTAACGCATCTGCAAGGGTTAAGAGATGGGATCTTGATACTAAGATCTTACAGGTTGGTATTGAAACTGGAACATTCTTAAGAGGGGAGACTGTAACTGGATCAAGATCTGGTGCACAATATACTGTTAAAGTATCTGCAGCAAACACAGATAAGGATAAATATGATCATAGTGACGAGATTGAGGATGAAGCAGATCAAATTCTTGATTTCACCGAATCAAATCCATTTGGACTATTTTAATGTTAGGAACTTATTTTTACCACGAAGTTATTAGAAAAACCATAATTGGTTTTGGAACATTGTTTAACAATATGGAAGTTAGACATGAAACTTCTGATGGAACAACTGTGGACATTAAAAGAGTCCCCCTAGCATATGGTCCTGCAGCAAAATTTATTGCTAGATTGGAACAGCAACCTGATTTAAATAAAATGGTTGCGATTACATTACCTAGAATGTCTTTTGAAATGACTTCAATCGCTTATGACTCTACAAGAAAATCAGGTATAACTCAGACATTTAAAGCAGTAGACAGTGGTACTAACAAACTTAAGAAAGTATTCATGCCTGTTCCTTATAACATTGGTTTTGAATTAAGTTTATTAACTAAAATAAATGATGATGCATTGCAAGTTGTAGAGCAAATATTACCATTTTTTCAACCATCATTTAGCATCACAATTAATTTAATTGATTCTATTGGTGAAAAAAGAGATGTTCCCATAACACTCACTAACGTCACTTTTCAAGACGATTATGAGGGAGATTTTTCAACTAGAAGAGCATTGATATACACGTTCCAATTTGTCGCAAAGACATACTTATATGGACCAATCGCAGAGAATCCAGAAGGTCTTATCAAGAAAGTTATTGTCGATCAGTATGCAAGTGTTGATACTGTAAATGCAAAGAGAGAAATGAGATATACAGTAGAACCAACTGCAACTAAGGATTATAACAGTGATGGTGCTATAGATAGTAATGATAATGCACTTATCGTTCCAGGCGATGACTTTGGATTCAGTGAAACATCTGAGTTCTTTGGTGATGCTAGGGATCGTAGTCCGACAACAAGAACTGACATCTAATGGAAAACTATGAATCTATTGATAAAGCATTGAATATCAGTGATACTGATATAGTGCCTACTAAAAAAGAGACTCTTCGTAAAGAGGATACTCCAAAGAAAAATGAGGTTGAGAAAGACTATGAATATACTCGTGCTAATTTATATTCAATCATAGAAAAAGGTCAGGAAGCTATAAATGGAATCATGGAGGTTGCAGGTGAAAGTGCAAGTCCAAGAGCGTATGAGGTTGCAGGACAACTTATCAAATCTGTTGCAGATACGACTGATAAGTTGATGGATCTACAGAAAAAAGTTAAAGATGTAAATGAAGATGCACCAAAAACAAATAATGTAACTAATAATGCATTGTTTGTAGGATCAACATCTGAACTCTCAAAGATGCTAAAGAAAGGGTTTCTAAATAATAAAGAAGAAAAATAATCGCTACAATGAAGAAGTGTAAGGAAGGACACTATTACTGTTTCCAAGATAGCAAGTGCAAACCAATCCCTAAAGGATTCCGTAGGGGAATTGGTGGGTATCTTCGTAGAGAGCGTGAAGATGAAAAGGAGGATTCTAAAGAGAATGGTAATGGTAATGGCAAATCTAACGGAAGTTCTAACGGAAATGGGAACGGTGGGAATGGTAGTGGAAATGGTAACGGTGGCTCTGGTGGTAATGGTGGTGGTAATGGCTCAGGGGGCGGAGTAGGTGAAAGTGTTGAGATACAAAATTCCGATGGACAAACAACTGCAGTGGTGGTTGATATTATTGGTCCTACACATATGAAACCAGCGGTTGATGGAAATGGTGTGTGGAAGGGGACTGAAATAAGTGAAAGAAAAATGACTGAAGATGAGAAAGAAAAGAAGGAAGATATAGTTAAGGGAATGAAAAAAGACAAAAAAGGATTTAAAAAACGTTACGGTAAAGATGCTAAATCTGTGATGTATGCAACTGCTACTAAATTAGCAATGGAAGAAAAGCATAAAGATCATGAACCAGAAATGATTCGTAATCAGTTAAAGACTGCAAAAAGAGCATCTAAGCGTATCAAAAAACATACTCTTAAGAAAGACAACTTCAAAGCATGGGTGCAATCAAAGATAACCAAAGCAACTGACTACTTAGACACTGCTGCAGATTATCTTGATAGTAAAGATAATATGAAAGAAGAGTTAGATAAAAAGGATAAACCATACATCAAAAAGTTAGTAAAAAATCTTAGAAAGGGATCTAAGACTCATGCGAAACAAGCAGATAAATTAGAGAAAGCAATGAATGAGGAATCAAATCCTCGTATCCCTAGAAAGAAAGGTCAACCAGCAAACTCAAAGAAACACTCAGACTTATATACAGATGAAAATCCTAAAGGAACTATTCATGGACTTGGTTTTAAGGACGTTGCTACTGCAAAAGCGTCTGTTGCAAAAATCAGGAAATCTAATAGATCACATGCTCATAAAATTCAAGCTGCTGTTGCTATGGAACAACGGGCAAGAGAAATGGGTAAA